ACAGCCTCTGCCTTGGCATAGCGTGAAATCGGGCCGCTTAAAGAGGACAAATCCTTACCCGCCTTGATGGCGCTGGAAATGGCCCCAGTGGCCGCAGAGACCATGCTAAATGCAGAAATAGGGTCAATCATTTCAACTACTTGCTCCCACCTAGTAAACTTTAACAGACCCCTCTTCGACAAACTTTGGTACGCAGTAAGCGGTGACCCGGTCACGACTGTCCATCAGGTAACTAAACTCGTAGTTCCCGAACCGCTTAGACATTTCTTTTGCGAAAAAATTGCACTCTGTTGCGCTGCGGAAATACATATCGCCGCTAACGAGTTTGCGTAAATCCTGTGTGCCTAGATATATCAGCAACAAGAAGACGTGTTCCATTACCTGACGGTAAAGTTGCCGCCCCTTGTCGCCGCGCCCATGCCTTTGCACTGACCACCATTCTTCATGTAGGTGATTTTATTTTTCTTCTTTGACTTCGGCGGGTTAGTTATTTGTTTTTCCATCTGCGCCCTTGCGATTGCCATTATTTCGCCCTCGTTTTTCCGCGTTGTGCAATCCCGTCAATGCTTTTCTTGCGCTTGGTCGGGCCACCGTCCTTCATCTTGCCAGCGTCCATCTTGTTCTCAACAAAACGCTTAAAGCCAAGAGCGACCTCACTTGCTGCGGGGATGACACGGTCACGGCCAACGCTTGGTCCCTTGCCGGGGTCGCGATAAATCTTTCCGGGGTTCATGACTTGGTCAACATTGCCGATGAAGGTGTCAGCGCGATTGCTATATTCCTTGCGCTGGCGTTCGGTTGGCTTTGGTGTTGGTGTGGTTTTTGACGGCCTTGTTGGCGGGGGTGTTGGTCTCGTTTTTGTTGGCGTCCTCATATCCCTGACACCGCTGAAACGCCGCCGATTTTTTTCACTCATTTTATCCATCCTACAATTAAGTGTGCAACACTCCCGAAGATACCGCCCACGGCAAGCATCACCCAGAATGCGCCCTTCCAGCGGTTTGCTTGGGCCTTTAGTTCGGATACCTCTTCGTGAACGTGACGCACCTCATCCGACATGGTTTTGATACGTTCTTCTAAACGCGCGAGCGTTACTTCTACAGCCTCTGCCATGTCAGCATTTCCATCTCTTACGCGCCTGACGAAGGCGACTGTTGGGGTTCTTTGCAGCTTTGGGAAACTTCTTCATCTGCCCAGCACTTCGTGCGCAGAACGACTTGCGTCTTTTCGCATCTTTGCTGCCTTTCGCAGGATTTCCTGTTACTGCTGTTTTAAGTTTACTGCCGGGGTTGGCGCGCCTATACGCAGCCACACCCTTGGCGCTCATTCCTGCGCCAGCCTTGGTCTTTCTAAAGTTACCCGACTTGACCGAAGTCTTAATCGGCTTTTCTTTTTTTCTAGGCATGGAACAGCGTGACAGAAGTCACGTTGGTTACATCTACAAATACATTTGTTGGAAAGCGAATACCGTCCGCAGGAATGGACATAGTGTTGGCAGCGTCGACACCGCTACCTGCACCCGGCGTTGTCAGAGTAAGCAACGTAGTGCCACTTGACCCACCGTCCTTCAGGACGATTGAACCTGCATTAGAGCCACGGACGTAATAGATGCTTTTGACCCGTGCAGGGTGGTTTACGGCTACTCCGTCGGCAGTCACCGTGGTTGCAGTAATGTCTGACATAAAGTCCTCCTACAAGAAAAAGGGGGCGGGTTGCCCCGCCCCACTAGAGTTAGGCACCCGGTGAGCCGTAATAGGCCAGCGGGTCCGAGTAGCCGAAGCTGTAACGCTCACGGCCCTTGTAACGGACGTTGCCAGTTTCGAAGTCACCTTCCATGGAGGTCGCCATTGGAACCCGCACGAAATGCTTGAAGCCGTTCGGGATATCCGTGCCGAGGAACCATGCATCCACATCCGTCAGGTAGTGATTGACCATCACACCGCCCGGTACGGCTGACATGGAATTGATTGCGTTGATATCGTTCTTTGCGAACGTACCATCACCAGTCCCGCCAGCTATGGTGGAGAGTTCTGACTTCATCAGGCGCTCGGCTACGAACTGGAGGTCACTAGGAATAACCAGTCGGGTCGGACGGGCGGCAATCTTGAGACCACGCTCGTCAGTCCACTTGCCGATGGCGATGATGCCAGCCTCAAGGGAGGTTTCGTTAAGGTCAACAGCAACAGACGGGCGGTTACCGTTCGTTCCACCGTTCACCAGAGGGTGAGAGGTGTTGAACAGCGACACACCGTCGCCACCGGTTTGACCGGTAAAGCCCTCATTGAAGAGTGCTGCGCCCTTGACTTCCTTAGTATGCTGGAAACCGCGAGCAAGCGCCTTGGTATAGCGAGCCGAAAGAGAGTCATATAAATTATCTTCGGTCGCTTCTTCTGTTATTGAGAAGCCAAGGGCTATAGTTTCGTGCGTATACCGTGCGGTATATGCCTCTTGTGCGTCGTCATAGGTGATGGCTCCGCCTTCATCCTTGACGGGAGCGGCTCCAAAGCCACTCAATTTGGTCTCTTCTTCAAAGCTACGCTCTGAGTTCTCGACCTCGTAACAAGCACGCCACTCTTCTGGGTAACGTGCATACTCCATACCGAACAATGCGTTCAGACCCGGCAGGAGTTCTTTCATAAGCTGCGCGCGTGCGATAGCCATTTTACAACTCCCTTATGTAATCACGTCTGCGAGGAACGCGTGTTCAGTCTGGTTCATCATCACGACAACGTCAGTTTTGGCGTCACCGATTGTTGAACCAACACGTTCCACAAAGTCGACAATCTTGAACAACTCGCCACCAACAGACGCAGTAGATGCGTCAAGCTGGAGACCGGAATTACCAGTGATGGTATTTCCAGCAGCGGTTTGAACAAGGTCAGCCGTCATGCCCAATTGCGTTTGTGCAATTGCGTCGTCAGCTTGGACTTCGTACAGAGTGAATGGATTGACAGAAACAACAGCTTTAATATCAGAAGCTGCGATGCCGCCGGGATAGTATTGCTTAAAAGTCAACTGGCCTGTTGCCGGGTCAGTGTATGAAACACCGAGGAACACACCGATTGGATTGACTTCACTTGCAGCTGCTTCACGGACGAGAAAACCATCGTCTGTGGAGTTTGCGGTATCAGCGAGACCGACTACATCTCCATTGAAGATAGCCGTGCTATAACCCGATTTGATTAGAAATTGTCTAGTCGAGCCAGCAAACGGCATACCCCCAAGAAGACCAATCGGCTTCAGACCGCGAGGGGCTGATGTAGCAGACATTAAGTCCTCCTAAGTTTGACCCCTAATTAGCCAATTAGGAGCCTCTACCAAAAGAAACCCTTGAGTTCCGCTGTGGGGAACTGATGGGCATTCGTGGGTTGGATTCCCGCATTAGCGTGTTATCAACGGAGCGCATCGCCTCTTCAGACTGTTGCTGATAATATTCGTTGCGTTGACTTGCTAAGTCGTCGGGCATCCGGCAGAGAAGCAGACCTCCGACCTCAACCTTGCCTTCAAAGCGAGGGTGAGGGTCTAGGACAAGATGTTCCATCTCAGGTGCCTCTTCGATTGGGACGGCTTCCCATCCTTCACGAAGTTTCTTTGAGTAGTTCATCGGGTCATCCTGCCCTTGCGTTGAAATGCGAACCCACTTGAAGGTAAATCCTTCCTTCGGATATGGGTCGGGTAGCATGTTGGGTGGAGACCAAGTTTGGGGGCGTAACTCCTGTTCACGCTTCTCTACAGAACGAGGAGTACGAGTAGCTTTTGCTGATTCAGACATATGAATGCCTCCTAATTTTCGAGCGCAACAAACTGCTTTGCGTATGCCTCAAGAGAAACACCCAAGCGTTTTGCTACGGCCACCTGTGAAGGTGTGAGTCGGACTTTTTTCGAACGGCCACTTTCGTTGCCACCCGGCGTAACCACTGTGGTTGCGTTACCCTTTCGGGCTGGACTTGGCGTGTCCTGCGCCTCATCCTGAAATTTATGAGGGAACTCTTCTCGCATTCTCTTGTCGATAAGGCTGTAGTACTCATCGGTACTTGCCTGAACCCCACTGCGTACAACGTCATCGTGGACGGCGTATGCAGCGTTCGTCATGACCATGTCCTTTTGGAACCACGGATTTCGACTGGCCCACTCGACAGCCTTATTATCTGGCGGTGGTGCGATAGGCTCCTGAGGCTGATAGTTCTCAGGTGCCGCCTGTGACCGCATGTTTTCCAGCTTCGCGTTCTGCGATGCTGCCTTCATCATACGGTCTTGAGCCTCAATAATTTTATCAGCGTCTCCGTCGTCGTAAGCCTTTCGATAGTCAGACTTAGCCTTTTCAATGTCTGCCTCAATACGGGCTTCCATCTCATTGACGGATGTGCTTGAGAACTTCTGCGCCGCTTGCCGCAACGAGTTGTTCTCATCCATTATTGTTTGAGCGACCTTATAATACTCGTCACGCTGGCGCTCTGCCTCACGCTGCCGATGTACTAGGTCGTCAATTCGTTTTTGGAACTTGTTGGATTTCTTGGGCTGCTCTTCTACAGGCTCTGCCACGGCAGACGTTTCATCAACTTCTGCGTCAGGCTTTTCAACCGCCTCTTCAGGCTGCTCAATTTCAACTTCAAGTTCTTCATTATCTTTAATATCATTATCACTCATGCCGTTGCCCTCGACACTTTTGTTGGGTCAGAAACAACTGCGAGAATTGCGTCATCGTTAAGGATACGCATCTCCACGCCGTCATATTCGAAGCGATGACCGGCATATTTAGAAACCATCACCCAGTCCCCCTCATGGCACCACGGCCCAGAGGAAAATCTGGCGTCAGTATTCGGATATGCTGTGTCGCCAATCTTGACTACTTGTCCAACAATTGAAGCAACGTCCTCCCGATTCTTTACGTCTCCGGGTAAATATATGCCGCCTTTTGTGGTTTCTTCGACTTTTGGCATCACCATTAGTAAGTGATACCCTCTTGGTGCAGGTGGATTGTCAGGCACGACAACCTCACCCGTTGAGTAAACGGATGACATCTCATCTCCTGTTAGCTTGGTTTAGGCGGTCAAGCCACGCCGTCAGTCTGATTTTTCGGAAACATTCAGAAGATTTAGGAGTTCACGCTCCGCAATCGCCAGACCTTCTATCTGGCCGACTGTTCGCTGGTATTCTTCGAATGTTTTTGCGGAACCTAGAGCGACGTTGTCTGTCAACTCGTTCATATAGTTCCGTAGGGTTTTACGAACTTCGTCCGTAAAAGCATGAACATCTGGGTTCATGGAAAACTCCGCTAGCTTATATATAACATGATGTTACTGGTCAGTGCCTTGGAAAATTACCTCTTCAGTAGGTCGGCCCTGACTTTCATCTCTGCGATTTCGCGTTGCTGCTGGAGTCTTTCTCTTTCAAGTTGCTGACGCATCTGCGCCTTTTGCAGGTCTACCTGCGCATCAAGCTGCGCCTCTGCCGCATCTTGTTGAACCTTTGCTTGCTTCACCTGTATCTCAGCTTGCTGCTGTTGAATAACTGGGTCTTGCGCCGCTGCCATTTGTCTCTCCATAACCGCCTGTTGCTGGGCCTTACCAGTAATCTGGGCAGCAGCTTGTGCCGCTTGTGCAGCAATCCGCATCTCCTCCTCCTCGGTCAGACCCTTGTCCTCAGGTATACCGAGTGGCGGCAGTTCATCCGCGATGAGTTCCTGCGCTTCGTTGCGATACTTGTGAGCCATATGTTCAGAAATATGAGCGGACAAGGCTGCGCCAATCTGCTTACCCATAGGATTTTGCTGCATGCTTGGGTCTTGCATCAGAGACATATGTGCAGAGATATGACTGTCATGGTCCTGATAGGCATACACTTTGACCGGAGCGCCTGACATTGCTCTGGCGTTTTCCGATACAGGGTCAAACGGCGGGATGTCCGTTGGGTCAGGTACAATCTCATCGGCACCATCGACACCCACAGTCTTGAGGAAAGACCGGTGCAGCTTACGCAAGTCATACAACTGGGTCCT